TCGTGGTCATATGATGGAAACTGGTATGGATACAAGTGTCTTTGATAAGTTTGATAGAGTTTATTCTGGACATTTTCATACTCGTTCAACTGATGGTAAAATATACTATCTTGGTAACCCATATGAGATGTATTGGAATGATGTAAATGATACAAGAGGTTTCCATATTCTTGATACGAATACACTAGAACATACTCCAATTGATAATCCTTATAAATTATTTTATAACGTATATTATGATGATACTAACTATAAGTTGTTCAATACTTCAATTTACAAGAATAAAATTGTAAAGGTTATTGTTCGTAAGAAAAGTAATATCAAAGAGTTTGAAAAATTTATCGATAAACTATATGCGTCAGGTGTTCAAGATTTAAAGATTATCGAAAATTTTGAAATTCAAGAGAGTGAAGAGTTTGATATTAATGAAGATGAGAATACACTTTCCATACTAAACCGTTATATTGAGGAATCTGAGTTTGATTTAGACAAAAACATTATTAAAAATATATTTCAAGATCTTTATAGAGAAGCCTGTGAGGTAGAGTAATGTGGTTGCTTACACTAAAAGACAGAAAGAGTGAGGGTGCTTATGCTGTTCACGATGAGAATGGCGATAAGGTTTTGTTTATGTTTGAAAGTCAGGACGATGCAGAAAGATATGCTATGATGGTTGAGGAGGATGATGTTAAACCAAAGTCAATGGATGTAATAGAAATTGACGGAGAGCTTGCCATAAGGACTTGTAAGCTGTATAATTACAAATATGCTGTAATTACACCAGATGATTTTGTGATGCCACCTAAGAATGATAATATTTGAAGAGATTAAATGGAAAAATTTTCTGTCAACAGGGAATCACTGGACAGAAATAGATTTTCAAAAACACCAAACAAACATGGTGATAGGGAAAAATGGTGCTGGAAAGTCAACCATGTTAGATGCCCTTACCTTTGTTTTGTTTAATAAACCTTTTCGTAAAATTAATAAAGGTCAATTAGTCAATACAAGCAATGAGAGAGATTGTTTAGTTGAGATAAAATTTAGTGTCAATAATCGAGACTACCTTGTAAGACGTGGAATCAAACCAAATATATTTGATATTGAAGTCAATGGTAATGCTCTTCATCGAGAAGCAGATGATAGATCAAATCAGAAAATACTAGAAGAAAATATACTCAAGGTTAACTACAAATCTTTTACTCAAATTGTAATCTTGGGTAGTAGTAACTTTGTACCATTCATGCAGTTAAGTGGATCGAATCGTAGAGAAGTAATTGAAGATCTTCTTGATATTCGCATATTCTCTGCGATGAATAATATTATCAAGGATAAAATACGTATTCAGAAGGAAGGTATAAGGTCATTGGACTTAAAAAAAGATAATATTAAAGATAAAATGGATATGCAAAAGAATTTTATCAAAGAGTTAGAAGAGCAGGGAAAGAATAGTGTAAATTCTAGTAAGAATAAAATTTCAACTTTAATGGATGATGCAGAGAACTGCTCTCTTGAAAATAAAAAATTGGAAGGTGATGTTTCTGACCTAACAAAGGAGCAGGAAAAACTGATTGGTGCAGGTGAAAAGTTATTAAAGCTTAACAATCTGAAAGGTAAATTATCTAATAAAGTATCAACCCTTACAAAAGAACACAAGTTTTTCACCGATAATACGGTTTGTCCTACCTGTACTCAGGGTATTGAAGAAGAGTTTCGGTTAAATAAAATTAATGACGTTCAAACCAAAGCTAAGGAACTCAAAAAAGGTTATCAAGACCTTGAAGATACCATCAAAAAAGAGCAAGACCGAGAGCGTCAATTCAATCAACTATCAAAGGAGATTACTAAACTCAATAATGGCATTTCTAAAAACAACACTAAAATCTCTGGTTTTCAACGACAGATCAGAGATTTGGAATCTGAAATTCAAACTACTACCGAACGATTTAAGAATAGAAATACTGAACATGAAAAACTAAAAGAGTTTAAAAAGAATCTCCAAACAACAATCGAAGAACTATCTGAGAAGAGACAAGACATTAGTCACTATGATTTTGCATATTCTCTTCTAAGAGATGATGGAGTCAAGACAAAAATAATTAAAAAATATTTACCGTTTATCAATCAACAGGTAAATCGATATCTACACCTGATGGATTTTTATATCAATTTCACTCTGGATGAAGAGTTCAGTGAAACTGTTAAGTCACCTATCCATGAGGACTTCTCATACTCTTCTTTCAGTGAAGGAGAGAAGATGCGTATTGACTTGGCATTACTCTTTACTTGGAGAGAAGTTGCAAGAGTCAAGAACTCAGTTAATACAAACTTACTCATTATGGATGAGATATTTGATAGTTCACTTGATGGATTTGGTACAGATGAGTTTCTTAAAATAATTAGATACGTGATTAAAGGTGCAAATGTTTTTGTCATATCACATAAGACTGATTTAAATGACAAATTTGAAAACGTATTAACCTTTGATAAAGTCAAAGGATTTTCAACAATGGTTTCAAAGGAGATTGTAGGAGAATGATGAAGATTTTAATTACTGGACATAAAGGTTTTATTGGCAGTTATGTTTTTGATTTTCTTCAAGACAAATTTAAAAGTAGTTTAATTGAAGGGGTTGATTTTCCTGATGATATTCAAGATTTTAATTTTCCTGATGATGATCCCTATGATGTTGTGATACACTTAGCTGCTTTTGCTGCTCTTCGAGATAGTATAGAAAATCCAAATAAGTTTTGGGAAAATAATGTAGAAAAATCTAAACCTCTCTTTGATTATTGTAGAGAGAATAATATTAGATTATTATACGCAAGTTCAGCAGGAGCACATGTCTGGTGGATGAATCCATATTCGATGACGAAGAAAGTCAATGAAGTTCAAGCACCTCCAAATAGTGTGGGTATGAGATTCTTTAATGTATGGGCAGAAGAGAATAGTCGAGAAGATATGCTTTATCGTATGTTAGTTGACAACACTGCAAAATATTTGACAAGACACAAAAGAGATTGGATACATGTTCACGATGTTGCTGAAGCAATATGTCGTTTAATCCCAAGCACTTTTACAGGTCCTATTGATATTGGAACAGGACAAGAGACCTCTGTTCTTGATTTGGCAGATGCCTTAGGAAGAAGTTCTTTACCAATTAAAGATGTTTTAAATGAACCAGATAGTTTATGTGCAGATATCACTAAGTTGCGTAGTTTAGGATGGTCTCCTACAATAAATATATTGGAACGTATAAGAGAAAATGCAATTACCTAACTGGCAGCATCATTCCAAGAAGGAAAAGAAACGTCATCTCAAACCACAAGCACTACGACAGGCAAGAGCCAGAGTTAGACAGTTGAAAAAGTGTCTACTAAACCCTCCCAAGCGGAGGGTTTCTTATTATAATGTGTATATCAGATAAAAATCCAATGACAATCCAATACGAAATCAAATCACAACTTGCTAAATTACTTGCCACAGAAGACCTTGTTGTAGAACACAAGAAAGTTGAAACTGCATCATTCAATGTTGTAAGTCGAGTATTAACTCTACCCATGTGGGAAAATACATCAGAACAAGTTGTTGATATGTTGGTGAGTCATGAAGTAGGACACGCACTCTATACTCCTAGTGACGAGTGGTACAAAGAATATAAAATCAATCCAAATGTTGTCAATGTAGTAGAAGATGCTCGTATCGAGAAGTTAATGAAGCGTCGTTATGATGGCATCTCAAAAACTTTCTACAAAGGATATACAGAACTACACAGTCAGGATTTCTTTCAAGTCAAGAAAAAAGATATAACAAAATTAACTCTTGCTGACCGCATTAATTTATTCTATAAGATTGGATCACATTACAGAATTTCATTCACAGACTATGAGCAGACACTTGTAGATCGTGTTGGTTCTTGTGAAACGTTCCAAGATGTATTGGAAGTATCTAAGTTAATCTATGAATATTGCTTAGATGAAATTGAGAAGAAAAAACAAGAGCAAGAGACAGAGCAAGATTCTGAATTTGAAATGGAAGGAAATCAAGATGGTCAAGGTAGCGGATCTGGATTTGATGAAGGCGAAGATGGTGAAGGTTCATCTGAAGATGCAGAATCGTTATTCGAAGAAGAATCTGGTGAGGATGAAGATGGAGAATCTCAAGAAGCAAAATCTCTTGGTGGTGGTATGGGTATTGGTAAAACTGATAGTATGGTTGAAACTGCTGAAAGTCTTGAGCAATCTATCAAAAATCT